TATCTTCAAGATTAATTTCTTCATCGATCTGACCTTCTTCAAATTCAGAAAAGTCTTCAATAATCTTAATCTCGTAGCATCCCTTATTATACAGCTTCTGAATGAACTTGTCAAATTTATAATAGTCAGTCTTATTAACTACAACTAACTTTACATACTTACCAGACAAATCAATTAAATCGAGATCGATGGGATCGGATTCTTTGTCGTCGTATTCGACTCTTTCAAACATAGTATTTGGATTTGGTATGAATTCGAGTTCTCTTCGCTCAAGATCAAACAAGTGGAATCCTCTAGTGTCTTTGTAATCTTGCCAAGTAAGTTCGTAGGGGTTGCCAAGATAATAGATATGACCATCATCTGAACGATGATGATAATGACCAGAAAACACCATATCAAACTTGTCAAATATTTCTTTAGAAAGACCTTCATGGGATTCCATTCCTCTGTGCATTGCAAAACCTGCGATCTCAAAGTGACCCATACAGATTTCTGCTTTAGTGTTTTTCATTTCATCAAGAGATTCTTGATAGTTTTCAGGACAAATCCACGGCATCATACAGATGCTAGTTCCATCAATGACAATTGTTTCTGGAGAATCAATAACGTCAATGTTATTATATTCACGCAACAATAAGTCAGGAGAGTTTACATCATTAGTATTCTTGTAGTATGTATCGTGATTGCCTGCAAGCATATGAACACGAATACCACGCTCTTCAAGTTTGTCAAAGAACATTTTCTTGGCACGATCCAGTGCATAGAAGTTTACATATTTGCGTCTATCGAAAGTGTCACCAAGAATAAGAACAGTATTAATATCAGCTGCATCAAGACTAGGAAAGAAAGTATCATCATAAAACTTTTGGAAAAAATCCAAGAAAGCGATACTATCATTTCTAGCACCGAAGTGCTGGTCTGTAATAATTGCTACCTTCAAATGAAACCTACCTTTCTATTTGCAGACGAAACACCAGCATGTGTTTGTTTATTAAAGATCTCAGCCAAGCTGTAATCTTTCTTGTCTTTGTCAACTTCAACACCAAGTTTTGCAGCGAGTTTATCTGCATCAGCCTGAGACAATGCGTCAAAAGTTAAGATGTCAAAGCAACGACCTGGACGAACCAATGCAGAGTCAATGTCACGAATGCTTGGAAGGTTAGTAGAGAAAATCATCTTCTTACCTTTTGTAGTCACAAGACCATCACCCACGTTTAAGAAACGATGCATCATTGTATTGCCATCGCTACGTGACTTCAAGAATGCATCACTGTCTTCAAGAACCATAACTTCTGCATCATCCTCGATAAAGCGAGCAAAGAAACCATCCTTCTCAAGAATACCTGCATCATATGTAACAATGGCAGAACAGCTACGATGAGCCAATAGACCACGAATGAATGTAGTCTTACCAGTTCCTGGAGGTCCAATTAGTAGGAGAATGTTTGCAGAAGATGCCATGTAACGATCGTAGTAATCGTTAAGAGATTCACCATTGAGGAATGGATACATTTCTTCAACAGGAAGACGATCTCGATTGAGTGGTACGTTAACAGAATTGCCATCGCTGGAATAGACCCATTCGATATAAGATGTAACAACATCAAAAGATGCTTCAACAATCTCAATCATATCTTCAGCATATTCTGAATCACCATATGCACGAACAGTGGTTGTGTTTGAGTTTACATCAAACTTAACAAAGTTGTTTGTTTCTTCTTCTACAATCATACCAGAAGAAGAATTGTTTTGAATGTAGAGTTGCTTGCGGAAAATAACTTCAGCCCATTTTGCCCAGCGTTCACGATTGCAGAGAACTGTAGTCTCACGCTGAACTGTAGTTTTACCAGTATCTGCACGACGCTTCATAATTTCTGAAGTGATCAGATCTTCAACATCTGAAACACCCAAGAAAATTTTGTTATCACTATTATTCATAATCTCTTTCAAATTAAACTGATTGTCGTAAGCATCCCATGTAAACTTACGTAGAAGTGTTTTATTACGTGTCTTCTTTTTCTTCGCTAACCTGCTTCTAACTTTCGAAGCTAACTCTGGAGCGAAATTTACTTTACCATTGCTAAGGTCACGAATCAAATCCCTTATCGAGTTGCTCATCAATATCACCTTCTATAAAATCATCTAAATTGGTTAACTTCTTTTTCTTCTTATCTTTCTTACGATCCATGAACGTATCATCGAATGTATGATTCTGTTGCATGAAATCTAGATAAGCATTTTTAAATTCACCAGTTTCATCTTGTTCTTGTAACTCAAACATCTCAAACGGCATGTCCTGAATCAACTTACCTTTAATATAACTTTGTTTCTTTTCTTTGGCAATCCTACGGAGGAATGCATAGTAGATAATCTGCGTAAAGTAAGCGAAAGGATTACTAGACTTATCTGGATTAAAGTTATCAATATATTGAATGCAATTTTCTACACCATCAAGAATCATATCATCTCGATAAGAGTAGTTTATAAAATTGGGTTTATATGACAGGTGCGTGGCGATCTTTAGAATACACTCACCGATGTAGTTGCTAACAATAGGTTTTGGTAAGCCAAGTTCCTCAGCTTCTTTGACCTTGTCTTTCATCTCGATGATTGCAGCTAGAAAATCTTTGTTGTTTACATAATGTGCCATACCATGCGGTTTCCTTCTTATAGTTCAAGTTATTCATAAGTATACATCATCTTCAATCATAAGACAAGTTTATCTGTATGCAAGATTGCTACTAAAATATATTTGCTTTTTTATTTGTCTTGAGACATAATCACTGTGTTAGGGTTTATCGGTGATAGATTAGTTTATCGTATCGTTTCCTTCAACGAAAGTAGTAAAACTCTCTTCTGGATGTTCCTCTTCCCAAATAAGATCTTCTGCAGTTCTTCTCTCGCTTGTATCCATCACACCTAACTCTTCATGCTCTTTAACGATTCGCAAGTAATGAGGAATGAAAATGTGATGCATCTTTTTAATAAACATCACATCCTTTTTATCTAACACGTAGTTCACATCATCAGTAAACTGGCAAAGAGGATGAGCAGTAATATGTTCTTTGTGGGTTTCAAGAACAGGGATGGTTCGAATACACATTGGTGATTCAACTTCAATAAACATCTCATCTTCAGAACGTAAGACTGCCATAACTTGTTCACCAGAAACAAGTTTAAGAATTACAAATAACTCGTTACCACTTAACATAATTCCACCTCTACTATTTTAGTCTTAAAGTCTTCTTCAGCATAAGTTTTGTAACGCTCTGCTGCATGATTTAGAGTATGGTTTTTCCAAGACTTCCAATGCAGGTCATCTGCCAAATCAAAAAGATTACAAGTCGTCTTGCCATCTTTCATTCTTAACCCACGTCCAATACTTTGTAGGTTTCGAATCTTACTCTTCGATGGTGATGCAAAAATAACATTTTCAATCGAAGGAATATTAATACCAGTTGAGAAAGTTCCAAAGCTGGCAATAATAATTGCATCATTTTCGCTTTCTGTAATATGGCGAATTGCTTCACGATCTGTAACATCAGTGCCACCATAAACAAAGAAAACTTTTCTTTTGTCGTGTGCCTTTTGTTTAATTAACTCATATAAAATCTTGCCATGTTTCTCAACGTATTGGAAAAGTACTAAAGTATTTCCAGTTGATTTGATCGCAAGATTACGTATAAACTTATTTCTTGGTTCGAATCCTACAATGAAATCCATTTCATCTTGGTAAGTATTATTCTTTCTTGCTTTACGAACCTCTTCTGAGTACTTCAGAATCACACACATTATATTTAGGTTAGCTAGTTTGTTCGAGTCCATCAATGCTTTGGTGGTAGTTACTCGATGTACTGGACCAAAGATACCCTCAAGAACTAAACGATGAATCTTCTTGTTATCGAGTGTACCTGTGGTTCCAATACGATAACGAATGCTGTCCATCTTTTCCATAACAGTTGTTAAAGACTTTGCCTTAAACTGATGTGCCTCATCGCCAAAAATAACATCGAACTGTTTGAACCAAGACTTAGGTTGTAGATAGATTGATTGCCAAGTTGTGATTAAAACATCTTTGGTAAACTCTTTTGTAAAACCACTGTATAGTTTTTGTACGTGTGTAGATGTTTTCCAACCATTGGCAGAAGAATAATCTTCGAAGTCAGTATACAACTGCTCAACAAGAGATGTAGTTGGAACAATGATGATACACTTGCGATCTGCTTCAAGGTGATAGCGCAACGTGGTGTAAATTATAAATGACTTTCCTGAAGCAGTCGGAGATAATAGGAGTGTCCGCTCTTTATCGAGAGCAGTCTTTACTGCTTCAACTTGATAGTCACGAATCTCAATAGGTTTACCACGACCATGTGGATTTAGCGATGCAGCATACTGCTCAATTTGTTCATGAGTGATGCCGTTGCTTGTTGTGATTTCTGTTTTAAAAGTTAATGGATAACTATTACGTTCACAGAACTCTTGTACATAATGTAACAAACCAATGTAAAGAGTTTTTCTTACTTGGTCATAAAGACGAACTTTTCCATCCCAAAGTCTAGCACGAAACTGTGGTGTGAATCTTGCACCTGGATATTCATACGTGAAGAACTCAGCCAGTTCTTGTTCAATACTTGGCTCAGCGAAAATACGCATGTATACTTCATCTAATTTTTCAATGGTTACCATCACATCCCTGCTAGAAACTTCTTCCATTCTACAGCTGTTTTAATAGTCCAATCACGAGATTTGATTTGACCAAGAACAGACTCAAGAAAATAAATCATTGTTTCAAGATAATCAATCTTGACTCTTAATGTATTTAGATCTGAATCACCAGACAGGAATTCATCCATCTCATTCTTGAGTGGCTTGATGCCTTGCCATTGTGCCCAATTAAGTGCTTGTAATTCTTCACGTGATAGTTCGCCACGATAGTAACGAAACTTATTCTTACGCAGAAGATTATAATCTGATTGGAGTTTGGTGTGCTTGAGTTTTACATTGACTAAAAATCGAATGTACTTAGCGTGGAGTTTTGGAGTTTTTGTGGCATGTTCTCCGAGATAGTTGTCATCAATCTCGCAGTCTTTATCCCACTCTTCTTGCAGTTGTTCAATATTCATAATAACCTCAAATTTAGATAACTGCTATTATACAGTAATCTTACAAAAAAATCAAGTTTGTCTTACAAGAATTTGTAATATCCGTAGCGGAATGTAGCGTTGCCGATTAAGTATTGCACGTCAGTATTTGTTCCTGCAAACTGCAATGAATCTAATGCAATAGGAAACAGATCAACAAATTGCACAGTTTTTACAATTTGATTATTACCAGAAAGAATTTGTAATGTTGCATCAGAGTAGTTTGTTGCCAACTCTGAAGTTATACCACGATTGTCTTCACTAATAAATGTTGTATATTGTTCGTAGTCATTCGGGAAACCAAGAGCAACGATCCAGTTATAGATCGCTTGATAATTTGTCATGGTTTCATCAATTAAAAATTGAACTGTCAATTGATCATAGGTTAACGACTCACCTGGAATTGGTTGTGTTTGAAATGGGTTACCGTATTCTGGTGAACCTAATGTAATTCCTGGAAGATTAACTGTCTGAGCAAAGAAGTTTAACTCAGGTAATTTTTGAATGGTAAACATAAACCCATTAGGAGATAATGGATTAATGTTACTCGGAATTGGACAGGTAATAGTAGTAGTCATACAATTATTTAGGAATAAAAAAAGAGGATCCGAAGACCCTCTTTTAAATTACCGCTTCTTTGTCGGCTTCGTAGCCAACTCGATGGATTACATCAAGTTAGAAACCTTAACACGACGATAGTAGTAGTTAGCGTTAGCTGTCAAGTTGTCCTGACCAGAAGTGCCGTCATCCAAGTTAACGAATGGGTTAGCAACTAGACCGTAACGAGTCTTGAAGCCAATTTTTGGCTGGAAGCTGTTAGGATCAACTGCACGAACCAACTGGAGTGGAACGTATGGGCAATAGAACAAACCAGCATCAAATGCTGACTGACCTTTGTAACCAACAACGAAGAACTGAGTGTTAGATACGTTTGATGTATATGGGTCAACATATACTTTGTACTTACCATTCAATACACCAGCAAAAGTAGTGCTTGTGTCATCGATGTTTAGATTGCTGTTACCTTGTAAAGCAGGAGTGTAGTCAAGTACACCAGCCATCGCTAAAGCAGACGCTACGTCAGCTGAAGTGATGATGAAGTTACCACGACCACGACGTGTTTGTTGACCGATAGCATTGGCTTCACGTTCGATTTGGAACATTAGACCTTTGAACTTCTCAACAGACCAACGACCATTAGAGTCAGTGTCTAAGTCGAAAGTACCAGCAGTAGTAGTACCAACTGCAGCACCAGCTTTAGCTGTCTTGTAGATTGTACGGATAACTTCACGGTTGATTTCAGCAAGGATCTCTGTTGAAAGGATGTTGCTCAATTCACCTTCAGCGTCAAGACCATGAACAGATTTCATATCTTGAGCTAATTCGATTGAGTACTCAGCTTTCAAAGCACGAGTCTTAGCAGTTACAGATGTCTTCTCGATTGAGAAAGCCATTTGACCGAAAGCACCATCACCAGATCCGCCTTGACCTAGACGCTCTGCGTCAGCAGTAGGCAAGCCAGTACCAGTAGTTTCAGAACCACCGAAATCGTATGCACCAGAGTGAACAGGAGAAGCAGCACCAGAGAAATCTGTATCAGCTTCGTTGAACAACGCTTCTGTACCACCTTGAGTTGAATAGCGTGACTTCATTGCGAAAATCAAGCCAGTTGGTTGAGTCATTGGCTGAACACCAGCAACGTCATAAGCGATCATCTGTGGCATTGCACGACGAACTAAAGAGATAAGAACTGGATCGAACTTAGCGAAACCATTAGTATCGCCATAGCTACCAACAGCGTTAGCTGGAGCAGCTTCGTTCAACTCACCCATAGCTTCGTGACCACGACGGATCTCACGCTCTTGGTTTTCTAGAAGAACAGCAGTAACTTCTTTACGATAGTTATCTTTGATTGGTGAGCAAGATTCTGATTCGAGAATCGGAGCCCATTTTTTAACTAAATCTTGACGAATTGTCATTTTTATTTCCTTTTAAAATTTATTTGTTGAGTGCTGATAGATAAGCTGACATAACAGGGTCTAACTTCTTACCCTCTGTCAGTGCCTCTACTGGAGCATCAGTAACTACAGATTTAACTTCTGCAGTCGCTTTGGTTGTGAAATAATTTTCACGGATAGTCTTCACTTTTGTCTCAAAAGTTTCAGCATCTTCGTATGTTAATTCTTCAACTAAGCCTAAAAACTTTTCAGTTTCAGTATCAGATAAACCTTCACATACTTGACTAACGATTTTGTTACGCTTCGCTTCAGCAAGAGTCTTGCTTAATTCGATATTAGCAGCAACTTGTTCGTTAAGTTTTGCTTCGAGTTCTTCCATGCGCTGTTCCATTTCACCAAGAACGTCAAAACGCTCTTCAGGAACATCGATGTAGTGCTCTTCAAATAGACCTTTCAATCCATTCACGAAACCTTCTAAGATTTCTGACTTCATACCACGCTCAAGGGCAATTTCATTCTGTGCAATCCACTGCTCGGCTACATAACCGAGATATCCATCAACTTGTTCAACGAGTCCCTCTACATTCTGTGCAACGCTCTCTTCGAGCTTTGCTTCGAATTCTTCTTCTAAGCGAGCAACTTCCGCTTTAACACGGTTCATTACTGCAGCTTCAAAAATTGTTTCTGCTTTCTGTTTGAATTCTTCAGAAAGATCTTCACCATTCAATAGTGCGTCAACATCTTCTTTGACACCTTTGATAACTGATTGATCACCAGCTTCTGCTTTTGCAGTAGCAACATTAGGTTTCTTGGATGTAGCATTTGCAGCTTCATCTTCGTCATCCACGTTGTTACGAGCATTGTCTGGGTTAGGTGTTTCACCACCATTTGGTACTGGGTTGCCAGTACGAATTACTGACTGGTCGCCAGCTTGTGCGTTTTCAGTAGTAGTCTTGCTACCACCTTCAGCACCTGCTAGTTTTGATTCTGCTAAAATTTCAGCGATTTTTTGTTCGATTGACATCGTTTTCTCCTGTAACTGGATAGTTCTATTTAAATTATTTATAACTTATCTGATTTTACTCAGAAAATGTTGGAATGCCTTAATTTTGGCTTCCTGTAAATTCTTTGATGAAGTCTTCTTAATAAAAGATTGAACTTCTTCAATATGTTTTTCCACAAACTTTCCATCAACGAAAACCCACTCTTTTGACTCCATAATACCACGCACAAATGCGTCAGGAGCAGAAGGGTCGGCAACGATGTCAGCTGCAGTGGACAGCATAAAATCGTCTTGAACTACTTGGACACCCTCATTATTTGCCTTGAGAGACCCAAGTGCTCTGCTAGAAACACCAAGATTTGCACCACCATCTAAAAGACCACGTGCAATCATACCCATTGGGGTTTCTAGAATCTTTGCCTTACCAATATAATTCGTGCCTTCTTTTTTCAAAGAAACGATCATGTGTGAAACTCTATCAAGGTTAATTGATGGAGTATCTGGATGACCTAGTTCACCATAAGCACGATTATTATCAACGGACTCTTTCATGTAACGAGCAACTTCACGATCCATAACTGATTCTGGATACATGCGACCATTACGATTCTTGAGTTCAGATTGAAGGAAGATACCTTCAATAAAATATTCTTTACCTTTGCCGAGTTTGTTCTCAACAATAAGGTTAGTAGATTCAGTTACTTCTCTAATGAGTTTCATTTTTATACCTTATCTGGTGAACCACTTAATGTGGTTGATGCGCCAACACGAGTTTCGTCATCATAAGCACCATAAACAGCAGTCTCAACCTTAGTTGCATAACCACCAACTTTACGTAGCGTAAGATAACATTGTGCTTCTGCGCCAGCAATTGTTACAACAATGTCACTGGCATTTTCAATAGTGTCAACAAATCCAGAACCTGCTGCAAATTCCATATAGTCTGCACCGCCACCTGGAAGTGTTAAAATATTAACTGAGTTTCTGGCAATAGTAATTGTAGCATTAGGTAAACCGACCCACTGGACACCAGCAATATTAACTCTTTGAGTGGCACCATCTAATGCTTGAGAACCTGCTAAACAATCAGTTTGTAAATCGATAGTGGATGCAGCAGCAGTACCAGCAATCTTAATGATTGTTTCTTGGTTTGTATTTTTAAGAATTGTCTTTGCGACTGGCATCTTTATTCCTCTATTTGTTCAAGCACATGAAAGAAGTTTTCTTTTGACTCTCTCATATACTCGATAATTTCTGTTTGGTTCTGTAATAAGTTATTTAGGCGACTTTGAGTACCTTCATTAATTGCTACAATTGTATTATCATTTAACACATAATGAAGTTTACCTTCAACAAGTCTATCAAGTTTGTTCAAAGCACGAATGTCTTGAACAACAGGGTCTACACTAAACATGTTAGAAGAAGCAAGTTGTATATAATTTTCGATTAATGTATCTGTAACTTTAATATCGTGATATTCTTTAATAATATTAGCGACAGTATGCTCAGATAGTTCTTCGTATGTTTGTTTTGATATTTGTTCTTCTAATTGATGCGAAATGTAGTCTTGTTTAATGTATTGCCTTGCTTCTTCTATACTTTGTAATTCTGTTTCTAATCCATTAATTAAGATTTTACCATCTTCAGTTCTTTCGATTAACTGACGATAAGACCTAATGCTTTCAACCACATTAGGTTTCTTTAAGGATTTAGAAAACTCTGAGTAGAACATTAATCTCTTCCACCTTTGATAGTTTTTTCATCTTGAGGTAATTGTTTTAATCCATATTCTGAACGAGTTTTCGTACGATCAACTGCGCTATCATGCTGTTGTGCTTTAGTGTGTGGATTATCAATTGTAGTTTTACCTTTAGTTGAAATATTAGGTGATATATCTTTACCAGTGTATTCTTTACCTAAAGTTTTTGTAACTTTTTTCTTAGCATCAGGGCTTAAACGAGCATATAATCCTTTTGCTTTTTTACTATTATATCCGTATTCATGATAATGTTGAGAATCTTTTCCATACTTTGATCTAGTTGAAATTTTGCTTGCTATATGACCAGCACGAGCAGCTTGAGTACCATGAAACCGTGTTCTAGCAGTTTGTTTTCCTGAATTATAAGCAGCATCATGATGCTTATCACGAATTGCGCCAATAGAACCTTTACCCACCAATTCATTCAACTGCTCTTCATTAAGATATTCTTCTTTTTCTTCTTCAGTTAATTGTAGGTATTCTTCTTCTGTGATCCATTGAAAATCTTCTTCAACAAATGTTTCTTGTTGTTCTTGGTTAAACATGCTTTGTGCAATACCACCACGCATATCGTCTAATTTAACAGATAACTTTTCTGCCATTGCAGTTGCAAATGCTTGTTCAGTTTCCATTGCATCACCATTGGCGATAGCTTGAATTAAATTGTATGTAGTTTCACTCATGTCATTCTCCTATTAATTTGGCCAACCTGTTGGTGCCTGTTCATCTTGTGCAGCTGGTGCTGAACCACTTTGTGCGTCTTGTGGTGCTTGTCCATCAGCAGGTGCTTCTTGTGCTTGCGGAGCATTTTGTTGCAAGTAATTCTGTTGTGCAGCTTGTGTAACACCAGCCAACGTACCAACTTGTTCAGCGTCTTCAAGACGATCGTCTTTTTCTTCTTCGATCTCTTTTTCAATCTGCTCAATGTCTTCATCATCAAGACGTAAAACATTTTTACGAATCCATGCTTGAGAGTAATATTTACCAACAAATGGATCTAACTGTTGAAGAATTTGAACACGCTGTGTTAAAATCTCTGCATCTTTTAATTCTGAGTAATGATTGTCTTCTAGATAATCATACTTAATCTTAGATGAAATACCATCCCACTCTTCTGGTTTGATAATATTCTTTGCAATTAGTTGTACTCTTAATGCTTGAGAGAACAACATACTAAATTTCTTACGAAGTCTAACGATAAATTTGTTAAACTTAACTTCGTCACGACTAATCTCTGTTGAACGACCAATCGAGAATCCTTGCTGTTGTTGCAAACGACTGATAGGGACATTCAATGAATGATAAAGTTTCTGTTGAAAGTATTCGATATCCTGAATCTCCCCAAGGTTTTGTCCACCTGGAAGAGTAGTTATCTCTGTGCCTTTACCACCCTCACGACGTGGCATCCAGAAATCTTCCATCATTGATAAGTGACGACGATCGTCTCTTGTCTCACCAGTTGTTGCATCATAAACAATCTTGTTACGGAACTTATTCATAATATCCGTAACATACTGCTCAGCTTTCAACTTAGGTAAATTACCTACATCAACATAAAAAATTCTGCGTTCAGGTGCACGGCTAATGCGATAAATGACCAAAGCATCTTCGATCATCTTTAACTGATTTACTGGTTTGATTGCCTTATGTAAATAAGACATCATCATTCCAGTGTTTTGGTCTACATATCCTGATGGACAGTAAACAACTGAATCTAATGCAAGTTTAACACCTTGTGTCGTTTGCTCTGTAATACCTTTGTCATTGTAAAGATAGTATTCTTCGATCTCTTTTACAACTTCAATGCCAGTAGCACCTTGCTTTTCTTTTTTAATATTTTTAATACGACGGACTTTGCGAGGATCGATAAATCGTAACTCTACAATACCGTCTTTAATATTTTCTTGATTAATAAGAATTTGGTAATACAATCGACCATCGATGTACCAAGTTCGGAAAGTCTCATGTGCTCTTTCGTCAAACTTAAGAAGGTCTAAAACATTACCGAATTCTTCACGAATCTTTTTCTTAATTGGTTCAGAAACCTTAACTTCGTCAAGAACAATCTCGACTGGTTTCTTATCTTCATCAGCAACGATGGCTTCATTAACAATATCCTCAATGGCACCATCGCAATCGCTGTACTGCGACACTTCACGATAACGTCTAATAAGATCGTTTTCGTTTTTGATGACACCTTCAAGATCCATGACCATACCGTAATAACCACCAGCATTTACACCAGTGTTTATTACAGTAGATCCATCAGCAGAAGAATTAGGAGTTACTACGCTTGGTAAATCCTGTTCTTCTTTACGCTTTATTTCAAAGCCAAATAATTGCATAATGTAAAAACCTCAGTTAATTATTAAAGTGGGAAAGAACCAACTGGTGTGTCGATAGAAACATTGACACCGAATCCAGAAGCTGCCCCAGTATTTGAAGTGAAGAAGTTGTAAGTAAACTCTACGTCAAATTGTTCAATTGCATTTTGTTGTTCGTAATCCAAACCAATAGCAGAAATTTGAGTTGGGAATGCGTCAACGAATTTGTAACTCTTAATGATTGCTCCGTTACGATCTAACTGATGTACGTTCAAGTCAACTTGATAGTCAGTAGGATTAACACGACCATCAGTAGTGTTATAGTTCTGAATACCAGATTGCCACTGTTCCAATGCATTACGAATACCAAAAGTAGTATCGTTATAGATTGATACAGTCCATGGTTGGAATGTACGTTCACCAGCAAAGTTTACTGGACGACCACGATACAAAACTGGTAGAGTTTCGATAGTGGAAGCTGGTAACTGAGCAGCTTTACACAAGAATTGCGCACGCTGTCCTGCTACCACACCCAATGTAACGTATGATGGGAATACTAGTTCGACACGGAATTGATTAGGGCGAGCACCGCCACCAATCATTTGTGCCTTAAAATCAGCAATATTTGCCATTTAAATCTCCTTGTGTTCTTTCTTATTTATCCTAGATTACGCACCGATTTCTGAGAAGTTAATCGCAGAACGAGCAGCAACGAAGTTCAGAGTGATAAAGTTGATAGAACGATTTGGCTTAACGAAGATATCTGCAATAAACTCATTGCGATCGATAACTTCACCAGTGTTGTTAGACTCATCGCACTTAACAACGAAATCAGTAATACCACGACGACCCTGTACATCACGTAAGAATGGCTCTACTAAGTTCTTAAACTGAGCACGAGTGAAACCATCGTTGAATTCAAACAACTGGAACTTAGCAGCAGTAGCGATTGCTTTTTCCATAACGATGAATAGACGACGCACGTTGATACGATCAAACGCAGATGGCTTAGCCAACAAAGTCTTATCACCGAAGAGAACAGTACCTTCTCCTGGGAATGTTACAACAGGGTTAACACCTTTCTTGTAAAGTGTATCACGCTGTGTCTTAGTTGGTGAAACTGCAAGACGTACAACATTCTTAATCTGACCACGATTTAAACCACCTGGAGAGAACCATGGATCGTTAGTGAAGTCTGTACGAGCACATAAACCAGCAACGTCACCATTCAATGGAATATAACGGTATACGTCATTGTAGCGATCGTATTGATACTTATAACCAGAATCCATAACAGCATAAGAAGTGCTTGACAAAGCATCACGGTATGCAGTAATTTGGCTAATCTCAGTAGATGTAGAACCGATAATAACATCACCAGTTAATACGTTTTCTGGAGATATTAAAGCGATACAATCAAGACGTGTTTCGCAAATGTTGCTAATTACATACTGTGCAGTTGGAGCAGATGCTTTGCCCAACATAACTAGACTAATATCAAACCGCTCTGCATTTGCAAACAGAGCAAATGCATTTTGTTTTTCTGCTTCAGTTAATGCAAAATCATCAGTACCACCATCAAGGTCGGATGTGATGGCTGCAGATAATGAATCGAATATATTTGCAGCAGCACTAGTACCCCAATCAGCAACACCTGTTGGATGATCCATCCAATAAACGTACTCTGAACGAGCATTTAAAACATTTTTGTAATAGTTGTTTGTGCCATCTGGCTTTTTACCATCGCTGGCTTTTGAAACAAATGCAAACTTTTCAAGAACAGCACCTTGTGTTCCAGTAAATAAACCATCTTGATCAATAACAACAATATGTAATTCGTCGTTAACTGATGTTCCAGCAGGATTAACTGAAGCAGCGAAAGTAGAAGTTCCTGGAGCACCATCAAATTCTACAGCGTATGGCCATGCAGTAAATGTAGCTGAGTCTGCCATAGAAACTCTTAGTGAGTTTCCGATCGATCCTGGATACTTAGCAGCGAATGGACCAACTACACCAGCACCATTGGCGAAGGTAGAAAGATACACTTCGCTATTAGCGATTTTAACACCAGCAATAGTAATTGTTGCAGTAGCAGTAGCAGTGACACCAGTGTTTGGTGCTGCAATTGTAATGCTCGGTGCAGTAGTATAACCAGTACCAGCTTGTACAATGTTAATACCAGTAACTGAAGAAGAACCAACAGTAACTGCGCCAAGAGTAGCGTTTGTACCATCACCAGAAATAGAAACTGTTGGAACAGCTTTATAGCCAGAACCACCATTGGTAATAACGATAGCAGTAACAGCACCACCAGTGATTGTAGCTGTTGCAGTAGCACCAGTACCAGTATCGCCATTAGCTGGAGTAATGGTTACTGTGGCATTTGAATAGCCAGAACCTGCTGTAGTGATAGCAATCGCAGTAATAGCACCACCAGAAAGAACTGCAGTACCAGTTGTTCTAATACCACCAGAAATATCTGAAGCACTGAATGTTACAGCAGGAGGAGCAGAAGTAGAAGAATATCCTGAACCGCCCACTGTTATAGCTGTACTAGTAACAGCACCAGATCTGTTTGCTACAGCATTCAAGTGTCCAGCGTCTGCACGAACTAGTAATAAGTTGTTTGTATATGATAGGAAGTTTGCTGCAGTAAAGAAAGACTGAAAGTTGCTATCGTTTGGTTTTCCGAAGCGACGAACTAATTCGTTCTCAGAACCAACAGTATTAGGCTCCATTACTGGACCCCATGGGAATGCGCCAGCAAAAGCACCAATAGATGATGAAACTGCTGGAACGATAGAAGTGAAATCTTTTTCTACGACTGCAACGCCTGGAGATAATTGAAACGGCATTGTAATTCTCCTTGTTAATAAGTTTACCTAGACAAAAAATCGTGTCTACATTTTATTTAGTTTTTGTGAGTTTTCTCAAAAGTTTAGGGGTGGTTTTTCTGGACCACCATCATCATAGAACCCAAATGGTGTCAATTCCTCTTCAATCGCCTGCATTTGTTTCTTGTACATAATTTCTCTAAGGTTTACATTATTTAGGTCTTTAAAATACGAGTTAGTCGTTAGCCAACTAAACAAAACTAACGGCATAACCAAGTCATCGTGATAACCTTCGTCTGCTTCATATGACCCCTTCTTTTCGATAAAGGTCGAAATCTCAGAAATCGTATCGGCATCGTTAATAATAAGTTTGTTCTCTTCAACTAATGCTTTAAAATTGTGACATCCGATACGTTTAATTTTCTTATCGGTCACCACACCTAATTGCGTCTTACCTCCACCAAAACCGCCAGATACGGTTTGTCCATTAGTATGTCTTGTTACAAATAATATGTTTTCGTATTCCATTTCAGAGTATAAAATATGGGCAACTTGTTCTGAGATGTTAATCTCAAGTAACACATAAGCGTGATTATATTCTTTACCAACTTTAAAGATTACGCTTGGATAAAGAATAGGGCTAATTTGATTATCACGGTATTTTCCTACCATACGATAAGGAACTTCCGTAATATCAACAATTGTAAATGACGAATAGTCACCACCAACACCCTTAGCCACGTCACATACCATTACATATGTATGTCCTGCACTTGGTTTTTCATAGATGTCCAATCCATCTTTCGAGTGGATAATAACATCTGGACTCATTCTAGCAATCACATCTGCTTTAATAAGTGTTAAAGAAGAACCAAGGAAATTACAAAGAACTTCTTGAGTATATTTAAGTTCACCAAGTTGTTTCTTTTGTTCCTCAGCCCACGCTTCATCTCTTCCAGGAATTTCCCAGTAAGGAATGAATAGCGGAACGAATCCGTTTCTACCTTTTTCGGCATCATTCCAGAACTTCCAGAAGTGATTGTAACCAAGTGGTGTAGAACTTAAAAGAATCTTAGAAGTTTGTCCAGCAGAAATTGTAGGATAAACTGATGTAAAGAATTCTTCTGCCACGTTGTTTGGAATAATTGCAGCTTCGTCAACGTAAAGTAAGTTTACTGTCTTACCACGAATACCTGACTTACCTGTTGCTGCAGTAAATACCTTTGAACCATTTTCTAATTCGATGTCACCTTTATTCCAAGTAGTAACACCTTGTTGCATCCACTGCGGAAGCATCTCATACATTGTTTGATAACGATCTAGAACTTCTCGAGCAGCAGTTGCTTTGTTCGCTAAAATCGCCACGTTTTTATTCGCTTGAAATAATGTATACCAAAGAATGTATGCAGCAGAAGTAGTTGTCTTACCCTGCTGGCGACCTTCCATAAGAATCACACGACGATTATTATGGATTACGTTTACTTTATTCTTTTGACAATCATACAATTTAAACAACTGTAGACCATGGTCAATCGTTACAATATAACAATAATTCTCAATAAAGTAAATTGGGTCTTGCGAACATTTAATATACTCTTGGATGTTTTCGGGAGTAAACTCAACCGTAACCCCAGCAGCTTTTAAGTTCGAATTCGCATTATAAATTTCTGCCATAATTTAAAACCCGTCTAACCAACTTTCGCTATCAACTGTTGCAGTGGTTACATCACCCTCTGCCGTATAAACTCTATTTGGATTGCTAAAGTTTTCATTAGTTCCAACATTAGCATTAACAGTGTCAATAACATTCTTACCAGTAATTGGTCCAAACAGATTAACTTTCATCTGGAAGTTAAGAGTATGTGTAACAAATCTTCTAGTTTGAAAATCGCCATCATACTCATCATTTACTGCAACGCTATTTAAAATGATAGGAACGTCCAACTTAACATTCATATCTGGGACAGCATTGATAGTCATTGTATATTCTGGTGTGAAGGTAGGAAGAATTTGTTCAACAATCTGTAACCCATCTTCTTGTGTTTTAGTTAGAATGTATAAAGAAATATCGATATTATATGGGACAGGGGTATACATTGTAGAAACCGAGCCAGTGCCATCACCACACTTAATCTGTTGCATACGATTCACTTTACGAGCAGGGTCGTAGTTGTATGCAAGAATTTCAAACGACATTCTTGGTAGTGATGTATATGTATTATTTTCTAAATTTGGATCTTGCTCTAAACGAACTAACCATTTTTCTTTTGGTGCATATGCCAACGGAATTTGTAGACGTTGAATAGTTGTTCCAGTAACAGAGTCACCAGATTTACGATCAATATAAATGTCACTAAACAAACGTCCAAATGCTACAATACTCTTACGAATAATGCCATGATAGAATACATTATTATTAAGCATTATTCGCCAACCTCTCCAAATGGATTCGTTTCACTAAACACAGTATCTTTAGCTTCTTCTTTAAATGAGTTATTGTCACCAAATGATTCGACTTTGTCAATATCAATTTCTAGAGTTGCAGTAGCTGCAGCACCTGTTCCACCGCCACCTACAAAACTTATTGTTGGAGCAGTTTGATAATTTTGACCATCCTCTGTAACTGTAATAGAAATAACTTTACCTGCATTTGCCCCAGTTCCAAGAACCGCTGTAGCAGTGGCACCAAATCCAGTGGCACTAATAAATTGCACTGTTGGCGCAGATGTATATCCAGAACCTCTATTTGTGACATTTACTTTTAGAATCCGTGAAGTTGGATTTCTAGTAGAGTTCGTGCTGAATGTTTTTAGTGTTTCAAATACATCAACCTCTCTAATACCAGTATCAATTCGTTCAGAACTATACTGGAACAATTCTATTTGTAATTTGTAAACATAAAGTTTTCCTAACTGATAGAAAGGATCTTGATGTTTCACAAACTTAATTTCAAACAAACCTTTTGATAATGGAAAATAGATTAGATCTCCCTCGCATGGGCGAGATGGAAGTATTGTTTGACCATAACGACCAACAAGTTGATCCCAACGTCTACGTGCAACCACTAGAGTTGCAGATTGTTCCATCATTAAACCAAACTTTTGAATAAACGCACCCTGACCATCTAAAGAGTCTACGTTTTCAAAGTACATTTCGATTGGGAATGATGATTTAAATTCTGAAAGACGATCTTCTCCCAGAATGTTATCTTTTGATACCAATGTTCTTGGAATGTAGAAGAACTCATTACCGTAAATCTTTAACGATTCGATAATAAGATCTTCAACTAGGTACTGCTCGTTGCGAGTACCATGAGAAAAATACACATTGGTTGGCATATTAACCTATAAAAAAGTCTAGAGGTGCAGACTTAGACATTAATTCATCTTCTAATTCTTTAATTTCTGTAGTGGCTTCATCATATAGTTTATCACCATCTAAGGTAACACCACCTGGAAGCTGGATACCAGAAAACTTTTTAATGTTGGTTGCCCATTGTTTCTTAAACAGTGCAGTGGTATAATGTTTTAACCAAGGCTCATTCCACACTTTAGTGAACTGTGATGGATCTAACGCACGATATCCTTGAACGATGATATAATCACCAAACGAAACATCGCTCTCCCAATTTATATCTAAGTACAAACGATTCATGCGACGATTAAATCTAAACAATGTATGTCCGTTTAATTCTAAATCTAGTAGAGCCAAGTGGCTCATTACAGTTTTGTAGTAAATTAACGATGTAGATGTTAGATCATACAAATCATTTAATCGTAACTGATACTGTAAATCAAAGATGTTCTTTGACGAAGATGCTTGACCGATTGCAAGTACTTTTGTAATACCATAAACTAAATCTGGAATATCAATATACTGAAGATCGTATTCACGGAGAACTACTGGAGTCGTTCCAAGTATTGCTGTCGTACCAGAAACAGAACCAGTAATCGTTTCTCCTGCTACAAATGTTCCAGTAACTTTCTTAACTAATAGTAAAGTTCCTGTTGATGTTCTGTTTGTCTCACGAGTGACTTCAGCGATTGCTCCAGAGGTAGAACCAGTCACTCTTTCCGCAAGAACAAAGTTTGCTGCAACAGAAGTTGTAAGATTAATTTCAGAAGCACGGATTTGTGCTTTCATATAAATCTGTTCTGTACCATCTGAATGATACTGTCTCCAATATTCTAATGCCTCATCAAGACGATCTTCTAATTGATCTTCATCTACGTTAATCTCAAGTACTGGTGCACCCAACGCACGAAGTGCGTATTGTTTTAATTGGTCTCTAGATGCGACAGCCATTTTAGTTTCCTAACTTTAATTTTAATTCATCGATTTGTTTTTGTTGTTCTTTAATAGCTTCGATTAGTAAAGGAACAAGACGTTCATAGTGAACAGTTAAATATTTGTCATCGATTGGAGCAGCAACAACTATCTCTGGAAGGACAGCTTGAACTTGCTGAGCAGAAACTCCGACCTCTCTCTTAACTGCGTATCCAAGATCCTGTGCTGTTTTATTTGGCTCGTAATAGAATCCATTAAGCGATAAAACTTTTTCAAGAGCATTTGGAATATTGCCAAGATTATCTTTAAGATTATCATCAGAATAGTTAGATGTAATATTACTAATGGCTCTAATTTCACCTGTAGTACCAGAAGCAGCAGTACCAACACCAAGAGACTGAATTTGCAAATTAGTGCTACTACCAATAGAATTAGTGTTGGTAATTGTTACTCCACCAGTAGCAGCAGAAATACTAATACCAGTACCAGCAGTAAGAGAAGTAACACCAGTATTAGTAATAGTAACTGCACCAGTAGCAGATGAATTTGCACTTAAACCAGTGTTAGTTGTTATTGATGTAACACCAGTATTGGCAATAGTAATACCAGTTGAACCATTATAAGATGTACCAGAAAGACCAGTACCAATTGTTAAAGTTGCTAGATTAGAACCAAGAGAAATACCAGAGATTGTAGAGTTTACTAATCCAGAGTTTGGTAATCCAGTACAGTTAGTCAAAGTTCCAGAAGCTGGAGTTCCAAGAACTGGAGCAGTTAGTGTTTTATTTGTTAATGTCTGTGCTCTAGAAAGTGTGACAATCTCAACACCTTCAATAGTCACTACACCAGCTGCAGATCGAGCAAGTGTAGTATCACTAGCATGGCCAAGATGTAAAGAAGATAAGGTAGTAATCTCACCTGTTGTTCCGTCAACAATAAAATTAGAAGTATCAACTGTGATACCACCATTTGCAGCAAGAACACCAGTAAGGGTAGTTGCTCCAGTAACACCTAATGTTCCAGAAATGCTTTCATTACCAGTATTTGTTACACCAGAAGTGAACAGTTGGGCGACTTGTAAATTATCATAAGAAGCACCAGTATAGTCAATAGTCAAAGTCGGTGCGACGTGACTAATATT